TATGAGCACAGTTCTGCAGATATGTCTTTATCTAAGTACACTCTACCATATCTTGCTATGGGTTCAGGAGCAGAGTATGCTTATGGGGTTTTGTATGCAACAGACAAGCAAAAAAATGCAAGAAACAGAGTTCTTCAAGCAGTAAATGCAGCAATTAAATTTAACCCATCTTGCATGGGTCCAGTTGACATCGTCAGTATTTAAAGGTATACTTATTATATGAATCATTCACACGACGACTTGTCGCCTGAAGAGCAAGAGTTTGGTATCTGGCTTGAAAACGGTATAGAAAGAGGCTGGGTAACACCGCCTTATTGCAATACCCATGATGGTGGATACGAATATATGGATGAAGAAGAAATTGAGGAATGGGACCAAGGTGGAGACCCATGTTGTCATGTCATAAGACTGATGATCTCGTAATAGAAAAGGAATAAAATGAAAAAAGTACTACTAGCAATACTATCAGCAACACTATTAATTACAGTAACACAGCCAGCGCAAGCACAAGATCAAAAAGTTCTTGCCATCATTGATTCGGCTATTAATTCTAACAACTTCCCAGCAATTATTCACGAAGTTTGTTTCACTGCTCCGTCTATTCTTAACAGAAACCACGAAGCATCATGTCCAAATATGCAACACTTTATGGAAGGCAAAGGCTCAGCCTCTGCAACATGGCCTAAAAGTATAAACGATGCTACATATCACGGAGACTCTATGGTTAAAGCAGCACTTGCAACAGATCCTAACATTAAGATTGTTTTTATTCGATTTAACAATGTGAATCGTATTACTGGATCAAATGCTTTGGGTGGAACTCCTGAAGCACTTGCTGCAGCAATTGATTGGGTATCAAAGAATTCAGAAAAATATAGCATTGATGCACTTTCAATTAGTCAATCAGGAGTATCTATGGACCTAAAAACAGGTACAAAGATTCTTCACCCTGCTTGTACAGATTCAGCAATCACTAATTCAGTATCACAAATAAATACAAAGAATATACCTGTATTTGCTGCTACTGGAAATGATGGACTTTCCAACCTTGTTGGTTTTCCAGCATGTATTCCTGGAGTTATCGGAGTCGGGGCAATGGGATCACCAACTCAGTTTGAAAAGGCAACTAACAGAGGACCTGGACTTGACATGGTTGCTTTTGGTAAGGTAAAGATTACTAAGTACAACGGTTCTTCTATAGACATTGCTGGAAGTTCAGGGGCAACCGTAGTGACTTCAGCATCATATGTTAGCAAGAATACTGGTAAATCATTTACAGACTACATTAACTCATTAGTTAAGGTTGTTCTGTCTGGTGTATCTTACCCTTACGCATCTAAGTAAATTAAAAGTCCTGGGCATGACTAAAACTGCCTACCTTGCCCTATAACTCAGTTGGTAGAGTGCCGAACTGTTAATTCGGATGTCCCTGGATCGAGGCCAGGTGGGGCAGCGATCTAGTGTATAATTGTTATATCAAAACAATTAGGATAAGGTTAAAGTGATAACTAAAAAAAATAATATTTCAGGATCCCACTGGTGGATAAACTCTGAAAATTTATCCTTGCCAGAAATACTAATGCAATCAGGGCTTCCAGATAAATGGTCTAAGCATAACTCAAAAGAAATTTTAAAAATTAGCAGCATCTTAAAGCCAGTAAACAACTATGTCCTTAATCTATACCCAAGACCAGAAATTATAAGCGTAAACAGCAACAAGATTACCTTTAGGCAAAGAACTCACGCAGAGATTTGGGTTGAAGAAAGAAGAGACGGCACCCTATATGCTTTAGATAAGTGTCATCAAAGACAGTTCTATCCATCTATAAACAATGTAGAAAATAAAGAGTGTTTTGATCCAACCTATAGATTCTATGTCCCATGGTTTATAGATAAAGATGTTAGCATTGAGATAACCAGCGTAGAAGATGAGTCTACCCCATTCTACATAAGCGAAAAAAATATTATTGGAAAGCCTTTGCCATACCTGTCAGAGTATGCCTATTCAGAATTTGTTGATTTTAAAATTAAAAATACTGGAGAATACCACTTAAAAGAAAAGTATGCTATTATTAGTAAGAATACTGCAATGTATGATATGTCTGTTGTCTTAAGTGACGAAGAGATATCACAAATAAAGGATTACTATGGACAGCAATGAGTTAGAATTAACTTTCATTCCACACGATACGACCACTGGTCTATTGTCTCCAGAGCCATCCTATAAAAAAATACCACAATGGTATAGAGATTTGGCAAAACATCTTACAACTAACGACTTACAGTCTTTGTGTCCAGTAAATGATAGAGGCGGGGATGGATCAAATGTTTCTACAAAACTATGTTTGCCATTTCAAGATGCAATGTCTCTTGGGTATATGTATTTACTAGAAGATGACCTAGAGGTAAAACTTGATGTAGATGGAAAGCCATCCTTGTCCTGGAAAAAGAACTTTATGATGATGGATAAAAGGCCTAACATAGATATGGCAATACCAAAAGATGTTCATCCAATACATTTTGGGGTTAAGATGCAATGGTATTATGAAACACCAAAAGACTATTCTCTATTGATGACAATGCCAATAAATAGACCAGACCTACCGTTCTGGATTCCTTCTGGCATTGTTGATTCTGATATATGGGGACTGCCTGCGTTCATACCATTTTTTATAAAAAGAGATTTTGAAGGAGTCATCCCAATGGGAACGCCAGTGTTTCAGATGATTCCAATTAAAAGAGAGCCTTGGAATTTAGTAGTTGATGATTCTTTTGAGGCTATAGAAAAACACCAACTAAGATCAGAAAACAGAAGGTCTGACATAACGGCACACTACAGAAAATTTGCATGGAGAAAAAAAGAATATGCAAAGTACAACAAAGAACAAGTAAACAACAAAGGAGATGAATAATGTTAAGTAACAGAGAGCACAAGTTTTTTGAAAAATATCTAGACAATGATCTAGACCAACTTGCTAAATTTTTAGAAGAAAAGTACGAACTAATTGAAAGCGCCAAATTGCGTGGCGTTGAGACAATGGAAAATGATCCAGGGTACTGGTTAGAATCTGGAAGTTTGTCAACCGTTAAGTGGAGAGAGTATAATGTGTTTCAACTTTACCATCCATCACTGCACAAACTATATTCTGAACTATCAAAAACTGTTAAAGAAGCATGCGAATACTATGGCGTAGACTTTGAAAAGCAGCAATATTATGTTCAGGGTTGGTTTAATATTAATACTACAGGAAATGGAAAGTTAAATTGGCACGATCACGGTGCCCCTGGCGCTCCTAATTTTCATGGGTATTACTGTGTAAAGGCTGAGCCATCAACCACATACTATAGACTTTTTGGAGATCCAAGTAGAGAAGTGGCAAATCACAACATAAACAATAGAATGATTGTTTCAGAAATGGGACACCCCCATGCTATGGGAGACTGGTCTTGGGAAGGATCAAGAATAACAGTTGCGTATGATATCCAACCTCTACAGTCTTTGCTTATGGGTGGAGAACACACAATCGAACAACACTGGATTCCGTTGTTATAAAATGAAAAAGATATTAGTTTATTTTTATGGGTACAAGAGCAAGTCATTGCCACGGGCAGTGGAAGAACTCATAAAAAATCAAAGTGGTCAAAATCATATACAGGTTGTGGTGTACGATCAAACAAATGTATCGAGACCAGAAAAATTTCCAGAAGCAGAGTACAACCATGTCCATTGGGATAGCCTAGCATCTAGATTTAAATGCCTGTATCTTCTTAAAAAAAGAAACAGTTTTGATTTTTTTATGTACATTGACGGCGCTAAAGTGTTTGAAAAAGATTGGGACCTTGAGTTATTAAAATATCAAGATCAAAAAAAGATAATCCTATCAGGCAATCACGACATTGTCTTTAATAAAAATAACTATAAATTTTATCCAGATTACAATAAAATAAAAATAACAGAAGCAACAAAAAATAACTGGTTTGTTAAAGATTTTTTCTTTATGAAATTCAGTTTGTTTGAAAATTTGCCTGATATTTCAATATTTAAATACTATGGGGTTGAAGAATACATATCAATGTATGCAGCGCACACTGGGATTTCTATAGTGGCTCTACCAACTCATTTAATTACTGATCTAGAAACTAGCATAGAAGAAAATGATTTTATTCCATTTTCTTTATATCATAATTACTCAAAAGTTATAGACTCTTTTAAATCAAAAGATGAGTCTATGCCTGGTATTAAAGAACTCATGGAACTCGTAGACTATGACTTCCGCAGTTTAGAATATTTCCCATACAACACAAACGATGTAGAGTATGACTTTTTTTCAAACTTAGATAAAATTTCTGAGCAAAGATTTCATCTAGTACAGAATGAGATATATTAATGATAACATTACCTGTAGTAATTAAAAATTTTATTAACGCTGAAGATGCACAGATACTGATAAATGAGATTAATAATCCATCAGAAGTTAATCCTTACCCAGAATATTACAAGACTAGGTATGGCGGAACTGCTTACCCGTACAACAAAATAGTCTTAAATATTCAAAAAAAATATTCTTTACTATCTAACGAAACACACCAAAGACTTAATCCAGAAGAGACAAAGCAAATAAAAACATTTAAATCCTTTGGTTCAGTTTGGACAAAAGGTAGTTCAGCAAACGCACACGCTGACGATCAGTCACCAGAAGAATTTATTGAATATAGTACGGTAATATATCTTGACGATAATTTTACTGGAGGAAACTTATATTTCCCAAGTCTTAACTTTACATATAAGCCAGAAAAATATGATGGAATATTTTTTATTAGTGATGGAGAATTATGGAGTCATGGAATATCTGAAATAGAAAGTGGGCATAGAACAACCCTGCTTTACATGCACACAACACACACAGAGCATCCAGAAGGATATACAATTGTTGATCCAGACCTTAATTAACGAGATTGGAGAGAAAAATGATAATTCTTGGAATAAATGAGACATCTCATGACGCTTCAGTGTCCTTAATTAAAGATGGAGAAATACTTTTTGCGGGGCATGCAGAAAGATATAGCAAACAAAAAAATGACTGGTATATAAATGATAGTTTAATAAAAGATGCTTTGCAGTATGGGGCACCAGATCATATTGCCTACTATGAAAAGCCCCTTCTAAAGGCCTCTAGGCTGGCTCTAATGGGTGGATCTGGAGACTGGAAACCAAGGTTTGATATTCCTGGTATACCAAGGAAACATTTTAGTCATCACTATTCACATGCTGCAGCAGGATACTACACAAGCGCATTCAATGATGCTGTTATAGTTGTGCTAGATGCCATGGGAGAATATAATACCTCAACAATTTGGGTTGGCGAGGGAGATAAGATAAGACTTAAATATAAGCAAAACTATCCAGTTAGTTTTGGATTATTCTATTCAGCCTTTACTCAGTTGATTGGTCTTATGCCAAATCAAGAAGAATATATTATGATGGGTATGGCAGCATATGGTGACTGGACAAAATATTACAGAAAAGTCGATGACTATTTCCCAAAATATAATCAACAAAAATATAACTTTCATAAAGGAATTACTGACTGGGGATGGATTGAATCTGAGCAGGATAAATTTGATATAGCAGCAGCAGTTCAGGTTGTATACCAGCAAAGACTTAATGATTTTATGCATATGGCCTATTCAATTACTGGCAAAAAGAATTTGGTATTTATGGGTGGTTGTGCACTTAACTCTTCAGCCAATACATTGCTATGGAATATATTTGATATGATTTGGATCATGCCTAACCCAGGAGATGCTGGAAGTTCTTTGGGAGCAGCAGCAGCCCTGTATGGTAAGCACCTTGATTGGAGCAATCCTTACCTTGGCTACGACCTTGGAGGAAAATATCCTATTCAGAAAATTGTTGACGGTATACTTAAAGATGGAATAGTAGCAGTAGCAACAGGTAAAGCAGAATACGGTCCAAGAGCGTTGGGCAATCGAAGCATACTTGCTGATCCAAGAAATCCACTTATCAAAGACAAAGTTAATCTAATTAAACAGAGAGAACTGTTTAGGCCATTTGCTCCAGTAGTTCTGGCAGAGCATGCCTCTAAATGGTTTGATATGGACTTTGAAAGCCCTTATATGCAATACACAGTTAAGTGCCTACAGCCTGACAAGATCCCTTCTGTAGTACACGCAGACGGAACATCAAGAGTTCAGACAGTTACAAGAGAGCAGCACTCAGGACTCTACAGAGTTTTAAACAAATTTTATCTACAAACTGGCGTCCCAATACTTCTTAATACAAGTCTAAATATTAAAGGCCAGCCATTGTTAAATGATGAAGATGATATTATTAAATGGGAAAAAGAATACAACTTTACAATATGTAGGTAAACTGGTATAATAGATATGTCCTTAAAGGAGGAATAAAATGGCAGCAAAAGGTAGTCTAGAAGCAATCATTGAGGTTGCAAAGAAAGAGTTGGGCACAATCGAAGGCCCTAAAGATAATGAAACAAAGTACGGTGCATGGATGAAGGTTAACTTCCAACCATGGTGCCAATCATTCGTTTCTTGGTGTGCATTTACAGCGGGAGTAAAATCATTTCCTAAGTCTGCATCAACCGTAGCAGCATCAGATCAGTTTAAGAAAGAAAAGCGTTGGTCAGATGCTCGTAATGACGATCCACAAGCAGGAGACTGGATCTATTTTGATTTCCCAGAAGATGGCGTAAATCGTATTTCGCATGTTGGTCTTTGCATTAAGAACAATGGTGATGGAACAATCCAAGTTATTGAAGGAAACACTTCAGGGACTGCAAAGGGAGACCAGCGCAATGGCGGAATGTGTGTAGAAAAAACTCGTGGGTATGTAAAGAACAATAAGAAGAAGTTGGTTAACGCTGTAGTCGGTTGGGGCCGTCCAGTTTATACTGGTGAAGAAAATGCTCCACTACTAAACAAGTTAGCAGCAACACCTGTTAAGAATACAACTGCAGATGCTGCAAAGAAAGCAGCAAAGCCAGTAGTAAAGAAGTCATCTGGTGGCGCAGCGAAAGGTTCAGTGGCACTATAATGGAATCAAAAAAGAGAAGTTCTATTAAGGCAATAAGTTATACTGCATTTCATGTAGGCGTTGCTAGTTTACTATTTTCCTATTTAATATACATTATTACTGGTAAATGGGAAAATGAATACTTAGAGCCTATAACTATAGGGTTTATGTTATATGTTGCTTGGGAAATTATTGGATACTTTATATTTGAAAGAATCTGGAACAATCGTTGGCTTAGGAGAATCAAGTAATGCGTATTAAGATTATTCGTTTTGTTGTTAAAACACTTGGATATGAGTGGGGCGGAGACAATCTCAATGCACCAGTCTGGACAGTAAAAGCAAAAAAGAAGAAGTAAAATATGGCATTGTACGAATATGATTGTATGCCATGTGCACAAAGATATACCAAGGAAAGATCTATAAAAGATGATGATCCTGGGTATATATGTGAGACTTGCAATTCTCCTTTAGTTCGTGTATACTCTAATGTAGGAGCAGTATTCAACGGTAGTGGATTTTATTCCACTGATAATAGGAAAAAATGATAACAAGTATTCCAGATCGTCAAATTTGTGAAGCCTTTGATCCAATGATGTTCTTACCCGAAAAAACTCTTAATATTTTGGGTGCAAAAGAAAATGCAAACCCATCGTGTTTAGCACCAGCATTTGTATATATTGAGGGTACTCATGGAAAAAAGTTTTTATGTGACTATCATTACTATTACGAGATGAACATGACTCGCACACGAGGTAAGCAGGATATAGGAAGTCACTGGCAATCTATTCAAGAATTTATGATTGATGAAAGAGAAAGAGTTAAAGATACATTTGCAAAGAATGTAACCACTACATTAACTTTGGGTCATAACTGCTCAATATTTAGCACTCACAAGCCTAGTCTTGTATGTACTGCAGCAGCATTTGTTCATGTAAAGCCTAAGAATAAGGTTGATGGAGAAATTAACTTTACTTATACTAGAACTCTTAATGAAAAAGATGGGGTTTTTTATTGCAACTTTCATTTTAGAAAAAACTATTATAGATACTATAGTAATGGAGTAATATATGAAGATGTTCACGATATTTTAGATGAAAGGTCTAGGATGACACAGAGTATTGCCGAAGAGTCATCAAGCCTGCAGTGTGTCTAGTCTCGTATTGACATTGCATTAACTCTAATGTATAATTAAATATACGACACCAACCAACCTAAAATAAGAAAGATAGAGTATACTATGAAGACCATGATTAAAACGCCTGTGCAAGCAAAAGAATGGCTACTTAGCCCTTTGGACCGCTGCGACTCCTGTAATGCAGAAGCCTTGGTTCAGGTTAATGGATTAAATGGGGACCTGCTTTTTTGTGGTCACCACTACAATAAAATTATGAATAGCCCCGAAGGCTATAAAAAAATGATGTCATTTATGATAACTGTTGTTGATGAAAGAGATAAGTTGATTGAGAATAAATCTCAGGAAGAAGATCACGCATGATTATTCAGATTATAGGCCTGCCAGGTTCAGGAAAGACAGAGTTAGCAAAAGCGCTCAAAGAAAGAATTAATGCTATTCATTTTAATGCAGATGAGGTTCGTGCAACTGTAAATTCAGATTTAGGCTTTGCGCCAGAAGACAGAATTGAGCAGGCTCGTCGTATGGGAGAGATGGCAAGACTTATCTCTAAGCAAGGCGTTGCTCCAGTAATTGTTGACTTTGTATGTCCCACTGAATTAACTCGTGCAGCATTTGGCAAGCCAAACATTCTTATCTTTATGGATACTATTTCTGAAGGTAGATTTGAAGACACCAATAAAATGTTTGAACGCCCTACAGAATTTGATGCAACATTTGAAGACCACAGATTAGATCCTAACCAAAAGGCAACAGTAATCATTAAGTATTTTAATCTACACGATTGGTCTGCACCTACAACTCTTATGCTGGGTAGGTACCAGCCATGGCACGAGGGGCACCACGCCCTTTACAAGGAGGCTGGCAAGAGAACTGACCAAGTCCTTCTTGGAGTCCGTAATACCTACAATACAAGCGAAAAAGATCCACTTAAGTTTGATCAGGTAAAAGAATATATAGCCAAGGATGAATTTATGGATGGCGCATTAGTACTAAGACTACCTAATATTACCAATATTGTATACGGTAGAGATGTTGGATACAAGATTGAACAAGTAGATTTGGGGGCAGACATTCATGCTATTTCGGCTACTGAAAAACGCAAGCAGTTGGGTATTTAAACAATTAGAAAAATCAGGAAAAGCAATGAATGATGCTGAAGACCGAATGGTAGCAGCAATGTTTAAGAATAAAGATAAAGATGACAGTAACTAGGGCCAGATCTTTTGCCAAGGCATTAAGTTATCGCATATGGGGAACACTTTCTTCATTTGTTGTTGCCTATGTTATAACAAGAAGTGTCAGCCTGTCAGGTGCAATTGCCTTTTGGGAAACGGTAGTTAAAGTATTTATCTACTATGCACATGAGCGTGGATGGAACTATATACAATGGGGGAGAAAATAATGTATGAATACTATGTAAGAAAAGTAGAGAATGTAGTGGATGGAGATACCATCGATGTTCTTATTGATTTAGGGTTTGATATTTTATTTCAATCCCGTGTAAGATTGGCTGGCATTGATACACCTGAGTCACGCACAAAAGATCTTAAAGAGAAAGCACTTGGACTTGAGTCTAAAGAATATTTAAAGAAGCACCTAAAGGATGCCAAGTCTGTTGTTATTAAGACTGAGAAGATGGACTCATCTGAAAAGTATGGTCGCATTTTAGGCTGGGTATACATTAATGGAGACACTGTATCGCTTAACGACATGATGATCAACGACGGTTATGCATGGGGATATATGGGTGATACTAAGGTTAAAGATTTTGATGCACTTGCAAAAACCAGAAAGAAGTCTGGCAAGTGAGTGATGACTTTGATATTGTTGACAACCTAATTTTAAATGGTGGCTTAGAGTTTGCAGGTAAAGACTCTGAGACTGGAGAGCCATTGTATAAGCCTACAGAGAGGCTTAAAGATATTGATGCTAGGCTTAGCGAGGACTTGTCTGCATATTTTTCAGAGGTAACTTTAAAACTTTGGGAAAAAGGTTTCCTTGACATGAATATAACAGAGAAAGATCCTTTGGTAAAGTTAGGACCAAAAGGCTTTGATGCTTTAGCCATAAAGTCTTTACCAAAAGATGAGAGAGTGGTCATTGAAGAAATAGTGAAGGCTCTTTTTAACAAAAACTGATATACTGGGTGTCTAGGAGTATTTATGAATAATTTTTATGGTGCTATTGGGACAACTCTAACTATCATTTTGCTATTATACATATACATCCTGAGAAATAATATAAAGAATAATCGGCAGCCTATAATTAGTCAGTCAATGTTGCAGCACCGATATAGCAATAGAAAAAATAATGCAAGAAGAATAAAGGTTAAAACTCAGGCAAACCTTCATTATGATAAAACAAACATAAAGGTTATTATTTTTGATAATGATGCGTACTGGATCAAGGACAATATTTTTTATAAAGCACCACTAGTTGATGAACTTATCGATAAGGAAGCAGCAGAACAAGTTGACACGATACACATGGATAAGGTACAATTAGACAAGATGTTATTCATAATGGATAGATTAAGAGAAGGGATTGGCAATGATAGTAGGAGTTCAGGGGACGAGTAGTTTTGATGACTACCAGATCTTCCTTAGATCTATGGCTGTTGCCTTATCTGAATTAACAGAAGAAGATAAAGAATTTTATCTATATTCTGCAGGACCAGAAAACATTAATATGATGGCCATGGAGTTTGCCAACTTATCAGAAAGAGGCTTAAAGTCTCGTGGTAAAAGTATTAAGTATAAGCCTGTTCCACATTGGTGGATTGAAACAAATATTTCAGAGTTAAATCATTTTGCTTTTTTATGTAAACCAAAAGAGCCAATGTCTAAACTTGTTCATTTTTCAAAACTACACAACATCAATACAAATGTATATAATTTTTAAATAATATATATATAAGCCAGTGCTTTGCACACAAACAGAACGGAAACACTATGAAGTTAATTAACTCTTTAGAGACTATGGAATCAATAGTCAATAAGAACAGGCAATTGTCTTGGGATGGATGGACAGTAGTAGAAACATTTCCATCAGAGAAGGCATACTTTTCAAAGTTTGGCATTTATAAAAATAACAAATGGCAAATGAAAAAAGAGTTTGTTCCTTCTAATCTAGGTTGGGAAATTCCTGATAAGTATGTGATCTAATTGAATAAATTTAAATGGAAAGACAACGCTGTTTGTTTAGACTATGACACAAACTTATTCTTCGACAAATATGAAGATGATGAACCACTAAGGCCAGCAATAGATGCTTTATGTTTTTCCTGCCCAGTACGAAAAGAATGTTTTTCTGTTGGAATTTCAGGAAAAGAGTGGGGTGTTTGGGGCGGGGTATACTTAGAAAATGGAGAGATATCAAAAGAATTCTCTAGCCACAAGAGTAAAAATGACTGGGGAATGACATGGCAATCATTAACAATGGAGTAATATGTACACAGACGCAATGAGAAGAGCATTTAGATCACTTCATGCTCCTAATAATTTTTCTTTACAGATTATAGATAATGATGACTTTATAACAGTAAAAGCAAAAGAAAAAGATTTTATGTCTTTAGAAACTGTGGAGTTAAAAAAGCAGGCTATTGAATATATGATTCGTGTAAAAAAGGCACTAGAGGATAACGGAGCAATTGTTCTTCTAGTTAGAGAGGGTGGCAAAGAACTATGATCCAGCCGATATTGTTAGTTATTTTATCAGTCACATCTACGGTATTAGGTTTTCTTTTTTACATTCAAAGAAAAAATACTATACAGATAGTTGCCAATATGCTAGATTTTATGATGATCCAGGGAGCACAAAAAGAAGAAACAAAAACAGAAAAAGAGCAAGCAAATGAAGACTTTTTAAAATTTATTTCAGATTCTCGTGACTGGGCATACACCTACATAGATGAAGTCCAGGCATCATTAAATAAGTTTATTAATGATGTTGAGCCTGAGATAAGTTACTTTAAAGAGTACGGAGACCTTGGATCTATGGCACCAAATTACCATTCTATGAAAAAAATTACTGAAGCCTACGAAGAATTAAAGAAACTTATGCCAGATGACTATGGTAAAATAGATAAATGAAAGACGTAATCTTATCAACACTAACAGGTTTTGGATGTGGCGTAGTATTTGCTGCATTCAAATTACCAGTCCCAGCACCACCAGTTTTTGCGGGAGTCGCAGGAATTATTGGTCTATGGATTGGATTCACAGTACTAACAAAAATAATATCCTAGGAGGAAAATTATGAATGAACAAATTAAAAGAGCACTAGCATCTTATGGAAGATCAGTTCTTGGAGCAGCAACAGCAATGTATGCCTCTGGAGTGACAGATCCACAGACACTAGCATACTCACTACTTGGTGCAATTGTGCCCGTTGTATTGAGAGCAGCCAATCCTAACGACTTGGCGTTTGGCAAGATGCCAGATGTTAAGGAAGTTGAAGTAGCACTCAAGACTGCTAAGGTAGTCAAGAAGGCACCTGCGAAGAAGAAGCCAGCAGCAAAGAAGTAACCAATTAGATTAGCAGGCTAGGGTAGTTGACTAGCCTGTTTTTCTATGCTATAATATTTGTACCTGCCCAAATGGGGGGTAAATTAAATTATTCGCTTGAAAGGGGAATAACATGGTAAAAACAGCACTGGATCTTTTTAATGATCCTTTTTTTAATACCTTCTCAAACTTACAGAAGGTAACAACAACAACAAACTATCCACCTTATAATCAGGTTAAACTAAATGATAAAGAGTATATTCTTTCATTTGCTTTGGCTGGGTTCTCTAAGGATGATGTCTCGGTATCGCTAGACAATCGCAAACTTACAATCAAGGGCGAGAAGCAGGATGCTGAGTTACCAGAGGGTGCAGAGTATCTACACAAGGGAATTGCTGCTCGCAAGTTCACTGATATCTTTACTCTTCCTGAGTTTGTCGAAGTTGTTGGGGCTGAATTCAAGGATGGTATCTTAGACATCAGACTTGAAAAGCAGATCCCAGAAGATAAACTACCAAAAACTATTGAAATTCAGTAGTATAATAGTAAACATTCCGCTATGAGACTTTAAAAGGTTTTACAACGGATGCTCCTATGAGTGGAGAGTTGGCAGGAGTTGAATCTTCGTGGCTAATAGACCTGAGCAGTCGTCTATAAACTGCTCATTATTCATCTAAAGTTATTTGTTTGTTTACCATTTATAACAAAAGTTTATAGTGTTGTCAGATATACTATAAGTATGAAATTTAAATTCATTGCTTTACCAATAGCATTAGCCATATTTGCTAATGCTTTTTTTATTACCCCTTCACATGCTGATAACCTTCAAGGTGCTGGATCTACATTTGCTGCTAATTTTATAGACAGATGCAGGGTCGAATTTATGAAATCAACA